CAGGCCCATATTTAACCTCACCATACTGGTGTTGTAGACTTGCACGTGTGTGAGTCATTTACAAATATTCTGTATACAAATTGAAACAAGTTCAGTAAGTTTGCATATAAAATATTAATTTCGGTTTATATGAACATGTGGTTTTTCGAAATTTGCGAGAAATGATTATGATTATTGCCCGCTTTGCATGTGGTTGTATGAGTTGTTAAGTTAGCACAGCGTCGTTTAACACTCAGCGTCATACAGTTCACTGCGTGTAAAGTTTGAGGAGTGTAGGTGCAGCCCACCAGATCACAGAATCTCCGGTTACCCAGATATGATGTAGTGGCCTTTGGTTGAATTCCCTTTCGTGGATATATACCTGCCCGCTTCCGCCTATGATGGACTACACATTGTGGTAACTGTTCCCTGGTTATGCTATGGCTTTTTCACTAAACAAAACTTTGATTAACGAACCCTGCTTTTCCCTATGGACTAAGTTTTCGGACACCCAATTGACCAGTCTTTTTACCGACACCCCAACGCTACATGCTTGTTGTGGTGTACTTATCACGGATTTACTTTCGTATATCCGTCATATGTACGCTTCGCACAAGCAGGTGGATTTTACTCACATCGACAATGATGGGACAGCTTCTATTTTGTTTTCGTTATCCAAACACCAGCACTTCATGTGCCCGTGTGGGGTTAAGACGACAACTATCCAGAAGCTTTCCAACCATTTGGATTCAGCACACCATGCTAGACACGCAATTGAAAAAACGCGTATCCTACAAATGCCGCTGGCACAAGGCAACATGGAATTGACTAAACTTCTCAGGAAACGTTCAATTAGAACGCGGTTGGCTCTTTTAGAGCATGCCGAGGGAGTGTCGACATTCAACCTTACGGAGTGGACGCGAGACACATCAAAGGGCCCGACAATTTGCATCAATATGTCTGAAAACAACCTAGTTTACAAACATATTGGTGGCTTAGAGTCGGCACCCTTGGTGTGCTTTTCATCAGACAACGAAAACGACTTCTTGCTGAAGATACTTGAGAGTATAGTTGATTCAAAGTTGCCACGAGCACAGAGCATTGATTTCTCATTGCTAGGATACAAGGTGGGGTCAATTACCGCCGACCCGACACCAGCGTTGGACACATTGTTCACGGCTGGTGGGATATTCAGCTTTCTCAGGGGCTTCTGGTTGGCTTCAACTGAGGCCAAAGGATGGTTGCTTGTGGGATGTGCATCCGCGATGTTTTCCAAAGACAAGTTGAGGATGGCTTTCCTTGAGCATGCACAATCTATCGTGCAGATGATGACAACCCCGATGGCTCAATCTAACTCGACGGATGCACTTAAAGCACTCTTCGTGCTATTTGGACTGGTGACTTTCAAAATAATCCCAAAGGCGAGCAATATTGAAGGATTCGTCAAGGCAGTTGGCGCGATGGGTACTTTCTCGTTGGGAATGATGAGATCAGTCGATGGAGTGACACGATTAGTGGAGTGGTTCAGGACGGCTGGATTCAAATCACTATTTGGTTTTGCCCTGGAAGAAGACGACATTCGAGAAACGCGTGAGATGTATGAGAACATCCGTTCAGAGGTTACGGATTTGGTTTCGAATGAGCAATTGCATGATGCGGCTTATTGCCGGCGTGTGAAAGCTCTTCACACCAAATTCACGCATTTGTATAGTGAGTCTGATATGTACGCCTTGCCAAACGATTTCCGCCAAACCCTAACGTTCTTGAATTCAAAGATCACCAAATTGATGGATCGTGTTACGGCTGCAGGCACATTGGGTGCAGGTACTAGGATCGAGCCCGTCGTATTGAGTCTGAAAGGACCTGCTGGGATTGGTAAATCACACGTGGCTTTCGCCTTTGTAGCAAAAGCGATAAAGAAATTAGCGCCGGAGTGTAAAGACTGGCAGGAGGAGCTTTACGTGCGAAATCAGTCACAGGAATTTTGGGACAGCTATCATGGTCAGTCAGTGACGATGTATGATGACTTCGGACAACTTGTGGACACGGTCGCGAAACCCAACCCCGAGTTCATCGAACTCATTAAATCTCAGAACATCGTGCGCTTTCCCTTACACATGGCGAGCATTGAAGACAAATCCAACACGTTTTTTTGCTCCCGCCTGATCGTATTGACGTCTAATTTAGGCGAGTTCACCACAAAGAGTCTGAGTAGCAATGAGGCATTGCAGAGAAGGATAGAGATGGATATAGAGTTGCGACCAAGAAAGCTCGTTGGAGGGAAAATCGTCATCGTGGGTCATCCAGATCCACGTGATTACGATTATGTCTACAAAGATGGACGTGTATTGGATGCCGAAGGCGTGCTCAAGGATCTATTTGCGCGATTGGATGTGAAGGAGAACCGAAGTGCAGAG